GCCTACGGTCTTCGTCCAATCGGGCTAGTTGGAAGTGGTGCTAATTCTACCGGTGTAACCGAGTACGAAATTGCTTCCAACAACACCAATGCCATTTTTCAATACGCTATTGTCACCCCTACGGCGGATGGCGTTATTGATTATGCTGGCGCGACAAGCGGCGGCACAACACCGGCACTGGGAGTCCTGATGGGCGTTCAATACCAAGACTCAGTCCAGAAGAAGCCTGTATGGCTCAACTACTGGCCGGGTTCCGGTTCTGTCAGCGTAGACACAAACTACCCTGTTAAGGCGTTTGTAGCTGACAATCCAAACCAACTGTTCAAAGTCGCGTCTGACGCAACACTTACAGACCGTGCAACTGCACTGGCTGGCGTGTTTGCAAACGCTTCTCTGGGCACTTCAGCACGTACCGGCAGCACCAACACAGGTTCTGCAAACGGTGCACTTAGCGTGTCTTCAATTGCGGTAACGGCTACTCTGCCACTGCGTATCGTTGGCATCATGGATGATGCAGCAAACAACGACTACACAGCAGCAGGTATTCCGTTGATCGTTCGTTTGAACGCACATTACAACGCCAACACAAGCCGTTTTGACTCGCAGACTACTGCGACCTCAACAGGCGTTTAGGAAAGGGGATAGAAAATGGCTATTTCTCGCGCACAACTAGCGAAAGAGCTTGAGCCCGGCCTGAATGCCTTGTTCGGACTTGAGTACGACCGCTACGAAAATGAACACGCTGAAATCTTCGACGAAGAGTCATCAGATCGTGCATTTGAAGAAGAGGTGATGCTCGGTGGGTTCTCAACAGCACCAACCAAAGGTGAAGGCGCAGCCATCACTTTTGACGATGCTCAAGAGACTTACACAGCACGGTACACACATGAGACAATCGCTCTGGCATTCTCAATCACTGAGGAAGCTATCGAAGACAACTTGTACGACCGTCTGGCATCACGCTACACCAAGGCTCTGGCCCGTTCAATGGCTCAGACCAAGCAGATTAAAGCTGCTGCAATCCTGAACAATGCGTTCAGCACAGGCAGCCCAATCGGCGACGGTGCAGCACTTTGTTCAAATGCTCACCCATCATTGTCCGGTAACCAGACCAACATTCTGGCTACTGCTGCGGACCTCAACGAGACTTCTCTTGAGCAGATGCTGATCGACATTGCGGGGCTGACTGACGAGCGTGGTCTGAAGATTGCTGTTCGTGGTACAAAGCTGATTATCCCGAAAGAACTGCAATTCATTGCAGAGCGGGTCATCAACTCAAACCTACGTTCAGGTACAGCGGACAACGACACCAACGCAATGAAGAACATGGGTATGTTGCCAGAAGGGGCAGTGGTTAACCACTTCCTGACTGACACAGACGCATTCTTCATCAAGACAGATGCTCCAAACGGTTTCAAATACTTTAACCGTTCGCCAATCAAGACAGCTATGGAAGGTGACTTTGACACCGGAAATATGCGGTTTAAGGCACGTGAGCGTTACAGCTTCGGTGTTTCTGACTGGCGTTCTGTGTTCGGTACTCCGGGCGCAGCGTAAACATCTTTTACAGATGCGGAGAGGGCGGCAGTTGCCGCCCTTTCTTTTTTGTTGTATAGTTTACGTATCCCTGACAGCCGCATGGTGCGGCTGACATTAGCCACGACAGGAGATCTAAATGGCTCTTTCTACTTTTTCCGGCCCAGTGCGTTCAAACGCTGGTTTCCAAATCCCCGTTGTAACCACTGCAAACCTGCCAGCTTTTGGAGATGTTGCTGTTGGAACTGTTTACATGGTCAGCGACAATGGCGCTGGTAACAACGAGTATTGCATCGTAATCAACACAGGTGCTGCTTGGGTAACTGCTGTTGGTGCCGCTCTTAGCTAATAGGAGGCTGTAATGGCAGGTTCTGACGTAAAAGCAACGCGCTTGACGGCTACCGGTTCTGCCGGTGTCGGCCCTGCGCGTGTTCGTCAGATACAAGTTTTGACCACAACAGGCACTCCACGCTTAACCATTACCGACGGTAATGGCGGCGCAACGGTGCTTGATTTGGACTTTCTTGCGTCTGACTCACACTCAGTAAACATTCCCGCAGAAGGTATTCGTGTTTCAGATATTTATGTATCTGCTTTTACCGCTTGTACTGCGGTAACCGTGTTTTATAATTAAGGAACAATTTGATGGCTGGGTCTGACATTAAAGCAAGTTATGTTACCGCCACAGGAACTGTGGCAAGTGGCCCTCGCCGGTTAGTTTGTATCCATTACCATACTGCGGGGTCTACCGGTGGGGTTGTACTGAGAGACGGCGGTGCTACCGGCGCTGTCGTTTTTTCTTTAGACTTTCATGCAAACTCTACCGGTGACCTTCAGATTGGAGAGGAAGGCGTAAAGTTTAACACCGACATTCATGTCACGTTTACTAATGTTACAAGCATGACGTTTTTCTTTAAGTGAGGAACTATGGCGACAGTAAAAAACGTAACTAGAACCCCCTCTGGAAAAATTAAATATAGAGGAGAGACTTTTGCTGGTTTTAACAAGCCTAAACGCACTCCCGGAAAGTCAAAAAAAAGTGCTGTTTTGGCTAAGAAAGGTGACCAAATTAAGTTGGTTCGTTTTGGGGATCCAAACATGTCAATTAAAAAAGACCAACCGGCTCGTCGATCAAATTTTAGAGCGCGGCACAATTGTGCTACCGCGAAAGATAAATTTTCGGCCAGATACTGGTCTTGTAAGGCGTGGTGAGGTGGAAATGACCCCAGAAGAGGTGTTGCGGCAGCTTGAAAAACACGAAGAATCTTGCGATAAGCGTTACGAAGAAATTCAAAACAAGCTCGAAAAATTAGATAACCGGCTCTGGTGGATAGTCGGTTTAGTTGTACTTGCCCCATTTTTGCAGAGGTTGTTGTAGTGGCTTATTCTAGAAAGTCAAAAAGTGCGTCCTCAAAAAGTAAGGGCAGTAAGATATGCCCGGAAGGCAAAGCGTGGGCAAAAAGAACTTTTGACACTTACCCTAGTGCTTATGCTAATTTAGCGGCGTCAAAGTATTGTAAAGACCCTAATTACGCCAAAAAGTCTAAAGGCGGTAAGCGAAAGGGTAAATAATGGGAAAATTACAGGAGTGGTTAGATGAAGACTGGGTCAGAATTGATAGCAGCGGGAATATCAAAGGCCCGTGTGGTACGTCAAAGGATAAGCGTAACCCTGACCGTTGCCTGCCTAGACGTAAAGCTCAAAGTTTATCAAAGTCTGAACGCGCTTCGACAGCGCGTAAAAAGAAGCGTGAAGGAGCTAAAGGAAAGCAGGTTGTGGCAAATACTAAGGCTGCCAAAGTAAAGAAAATGGCAACCGGCGGTGTTGCGGGGTATGAAACTCCGGCAAAAAGACCGTTTCGTGGCAGTAGTATTCCCGGAACAGCGGTTGCGCGAGGTTGTGGCGCTGTTATAAACGGCAGAAGAAAGCGCACTAAAGGGTCAGTGTCACAAGCATGAATATGATTGTTTTTAACACCGGAAAAGAGCAACAAATCTGTGCAGAAATAATTGCGTGGACGGAGCACACACTTAGTAAGCCTAATTCTTTTTACAACAACCTTCCGCCATGCCCTTATGCACAAAAAGCTTGGACCGATGAAAAGGTAGCTTTACTTTTTAAATATGACGATAATATGCAGGCTTTGTATAGCACTTTATCTCAGTGGGAAGACAGTTTAGATTTAGTTATTATAGTAGACCTAAATTTCACAGAGGATCCTGACGTTTTTCACGATTACTTACGGGAGTTAAACGAGGCAATATCTATGGGGGTCTTTATAGACCGGGATATGTGGGTCATGGGCTTTCATCCGCATGATGAAGCCAATGATTTCATAGACGACCAAAGCTTTATGCAGGTGGTTGATGATGAGTATGCAATGATTTTTGTGCAGCGTTTATCCAAGGTGCAGGAATCAGCAGACAAACTTGCGGAAAAAGGCTATTATGATAAGTATCTAGAAGAATACAACGCTGAAGAAATTTTTCAGGAAAGAGCAGATCTTTACAGGAGATTAAAAAATGGCGATGAAACCACGTAAGATGATGAAAAAGGGTGGCGCAGTCAAGAAGATGCGCGGCGGCGGTATGGTAAAGAAGATGCGCGGTGGTGGCATGGTAAAGAAGATGCGCGGCGGCGGTATGGTAAAGAAGAAGTAAGATGGCTACATCCGGCAGTACAGATTTTGAGTTAGACGTTTCCGATTACATTGAGGAGGCGTTTGAGCGCTGTGGTCTTGAGGTTCGTACTGGTTACGACCTCAAGTCTGCCAAGCGGTCGCTCAATTTAATGTTGGCTGAGTGGGCAAACCGTGGTCTAAACCAATGGACCATTGTTCAAAGAACACAGGCTCTGACACAAGGAACGGGCAATTACGCTTTAAATAACGATGTTATCGACGTTTTATCGGTAATTGTGCGCCGTAGCGGAACTGACTATTCTTTAGATCGTCTTAGCCGAGACGAATATTTGTCTATTCCGAACAAAACTACTGAAGGAAGAGCAAACCAGTTTTTCTTGGATCGGCAGGTCACGCCAGAATTAAAACTGTGGCCGGTTCCTGAGAATAGCACGGATGTTGTGATTTACGATGCTCTTACTCGCATGGATGATGCGGATACGTTTATTAACACAATGGACATGCCGTTTCGTTTTTATCCGTGTTTAGCCGCGGGATTAGCCTATTACATAGCGGTAAAAAGAGCTCCAAATAGAGTTCAGCTTTTGAAAGCTATTTATGAGGAAGAGTTTGAACGGGCCGCAACAGAAGACAGGGATCGTTCGTCCTTTAACGTAGTGCCGC